CCGATCTGTGCTGTCAGCTCGTTCGCTCTGGCGTTTGACCACAAGTTCATCAGGTTGCCCAGTGCCCACTGTCCGTTTTGGAGGTTGTTTGCCGTGGTTGCCTGCCCGGCGTTAAAGTTGGCTGCTGCTTGACTGTTGTTCCCTGTGATGCCTGTCAGTGCTTTTCCCAGGATATCAGATATTCCGGATGTGTTTCCCTGTGTCACCTGTGCGCCTTGGGTTCCGGTTGTCTGGCTTGTGTTTCCTGACATGGTCGTATTCCCAACCTGGGTGTTCATGGTGTTCTGGTTCATTGCTGAACTGTTTGAGCCCTGGCTGTTGATATAGCTGCTTGCAACGTTTCCTAGAGCTCCTACCACGCTTGGCAGCAGTTGCAAAGCGATTGCTCCCCATCCTGCCATTGTGCACCTCCTTAGATCGTATCAAGGCCAGGCACGCTGTAGATCGGCATGGGTCTTGTCCATGTCTGGTCGAAGTATAAGTTGCAGATAAACTGGTAAGAATGGTTTGTATCTTCCACTGCCAGTGTTCGGGCAATGTTCTCACTGCCTTCTTTGATCCAGTCGCTTGACAGTCTCGGAAGGGATGTGTAGTGGTCTGCATAGTGCCAGGCATCCAGGCTGTGTGCGTATGTGCTGCGCATCTCGCTGGTTATCATGTTTGTGCGGTACTTATAGTCGGCCCAGGCTTCTTGATAACCGAATACTTCTTCATCCTGTTCGTTGCCTTGTGCATAGATTTCTTTGTTCAGCACCGGTTGCTCTCCCAGGTTTGCCAGCATTGGGTCATAGTAGCTGAACCGTGTGCTTCTTGTAAACATTCTCGGCAAACCCTGCTGATAGCTGTGTTCCACGCGCACGCAGCACAGACCCATGACATAGCCGTGTTCAGTTGCGCTGTAGGTGCACATGTGTTTGGACATGGTTGTCATACTGTACGCAGCTGTGTTGCCCTGCGGGCTGGTTGTGTTGCTGCTGCTGGTCTGAATGACCTGGTTGATGTTGATAGGTATTCTGTAGCCGCCGATGTATTCGCTTCGGTCAAGTCGTGCATCCGGCGAGGTCACGCCCCAGGCTCCTTTCAGGATTTCTTTGTACCTGGTTCCGGTTCGTGCATCTCGTTCCAGGATATGCTGCACTGCAATAGCGTTTCGGAGTTCGTTGATTGTGGTTGCTGTGACTGAGCTGAGGTCTGCGCCTACCCATGCAATCATAAAGTTTGCATCGTCTTGGCTCATTGTCTCAAGATACTGTCCGTTGCTTTTCGGTGCTGTGTTTCCGTTGCTGTTTTTGTTCAGATTGAATTTTGCTCCTAGATTTGTGAATCCGATATTTGCGTGATTTACAATTCCGGAGTTATATTCGTTGTTGAAATAACCCGTTCCTGTTTTTACTTCTTCAAGTTCCGGTGATGTGAAAGCTCTTAACGGTGCATTTCCTATCAGTGGCAGCGGCACTGCCTGACCTTTCTGTGGTTGTGGCAGTGCGCTGGTGAAGTAGTCTTTGTGTTTGCAGACTTTGAGTAGGTGCCCACCACGTATAGGCCCGCCTGTTGAATCTTGTTCTGCTTCTGCTTTTGTGTATTCGAGTGTTGTATCTGATTTATTTTCTTCTGTTGGCTGCTGTAAGTTTTCATCTCTGAACCATTCGTTCCAGATTTTTGCGTAAGCTCCGAATGGCATTCTGTTTACTCTCAGTCCCGGTACTCCTGTTGGGATTCCCATGTAATCTGCTACTGTTCCTATAGCAAATCCTTCTCCGCTTGTGTCTTCTGCTAACGGTGTTGTGTATTCTGTGTTTTCTGCCCAGAAAGACTTATCGTTTTGGCCCATCATGTTTACGAAGTGTTCCCAGAGCAGTCGACATGGTACGAAGAAGAAGAAGATATCCATGTTACAGTTGTCCATAACAGGATACAGTGGTGTGGCCATGCGCACCAGGCCGTTTACATTGATCTTGAAAGTATCTCCGGGCAATACTTCGTCAACGTAGATTGGTACCAGATCGCCCTCGTTGATTGTGGTCAGCAGCGAAAAATTTCTTTTGAATCGGCTCCGCCGGATTTCTGCGTGTGGCACCTGGCTGTAGTGTTGTTCGCTGTTTCTGTTCATGGTTTATTCCTCCTTTTTTGTTGATTCTGCTGTGATTTTCTCCGGCGCTGCAGGTTCGGTTTTCGGCATAATGCCCATATTTTCAAGCCATTCCGGTTCTCCTGCGGTTGCTGCCCATGTATCGAAATTGTTGTTGAACTTGTTTCTGATTTCCAGCGGCAGTGCATTGAACTTCTCTTTCTGTTCGTTCATCAAGTTCCGCCATTCGATATAGTTTGCAGGCAGCTTGCTGGTGTCGATGTACCAGCCAGGATTTGCCATGACGGTTGTGTCACCTGCTGCATATCTCGCCAGGATGTTCATCGGGTCAACTTCGTCTCGGTATGACTGGATTTTTTCATACGTGTTGATCTCTCCGACCTGCTCAAGATAGGCATTGCCGTTTTCATCGTACCGCTCTTTGTACTGCGGTTCCATAATATTTCCTGGCTCGTTTGGTTTTCTTTTCGGCTTTTCATCTTCATAGGGCGTAAAGATTTTAATCATCCTTTTTTTTCCTCCATGGTCTTTTTGACCTGCTCGATATTCCACTCCAGCTCCGGTACGCACGGTGTGATCATGCCGGTTTCGGTGTTGTACTGCCCCAGATGATAGATCCGCTTATCTTCGCAGTCGCTTTTCTCCATCTCCTGGGTCATCCATTTGAAGGTGCGCTCCTTTACGATCGGGTTGATCACCATGATGTTGCCGAAGGTGCCTGCCAGCTCGTCTTTGATTGCATAAAGTTCAAAAGTCATTGTTGTTATCCTCCATAACTTCTTTGATGATATCATCTTTGTGGTATTTCATCCCGTATTCGATTGCTTTTCGTGTTGCTGCCGGCACGCTGCATCCCAGTTCTTCTGCCAGATCATCGATTTCGGCTGCTGTGTTGTACCTCAGTCTGACTGTCAGTGTGCAGCATGCCATGTTTTTGATGCTCTTCACAGTCGGATTCCTCCTCGGCTCGGTTTCGGGTTGACGTTGATTTTCTTGGTCTTTTTTGCGGTGTTGGTGAAAATCTTCTTGTCGGTTTTCGGTTTTACAGTGCTGCGGTGTGCCATTACTCTTCCTCCTTATCGAGTTCCAGTGTGTGGTAGATTTTATCCAGCATGTGCAGGATTTTCTTCAGGTGTCGGAAAATTGCGTTGATGTCCTGTAAAGTAACCATTTTTTTCAACCTCCTTTCTTTGTTTATAGTACCATTCTACTAAAAAAAAAAAAAAAAACAAGGTGGAACTTTGTCCACCTTTATTATACACCTAAAATATACACCTTTCAAGCATTATTTCCAGTTTTTGGCTGTCCGGTCGGCCGTGGTCGGCCGGCGAATAGAGGACAGCGTAGCTTATAGGTTAGATTCCGGTTTGCGCTTTTATTGGCCGTTCTCGTTGTTTGTAGATGGCTTAGACCTCGTTGCGTATGAGCTTGTTCATTCGTTCTTGCATTTTTTTGTCTTTCAGGTTATAATATTCCTGCATGGTCAGGCCGGTCTGCTTGAGCTGAGCAAAGAGAGCGTCGTTTGCTATTCTTCGGCGTTCTCGCTTAATTGCTTTCAGTTCTTCGGATTCGGCTTTTTCTGTTATATCCTCTATTTTTTGAACTTCTTCATCTGTCAGCGGTTTTGCTCCGTGGTCAATGTCGAAAAGTTTATCAAAATACCGAGGTGGTTTGCAGATTTTACCGTTTTTCAGCTGTATTTGATCTCTTTCGTAAATTTCTGTTGCATGGTCGTAATAGTATTGAGCGCCGATTGCCGGTTTTTTACTCATTAGGCACTGTTCCGGCATAATTCCTAGTTCTTCATAAAATTTTTTTCCATCCTTTCCGTAAATCTTTTTTGTTGTGTATCTTGCTGTGTAGGCCATAGATCTCCATTCTGCCGGTGCCAGGATCACGTGTCCCATACCCCAGATTTTTTCTAGCCATTCACAGTTATAGTATGTGTATCCTCTTTCTTTTTTGTAAATTTTTAGTTCTTCTTGCTTTATTGGCAGATCGTAGACGATTGCATGATAGTGTGGTCTGTGTGTTTGGCTGCCATATTCACCAGCTTGGAAATACATCAGTTTTCCGGATCCTTTTTTGTGGTATTCTATGTTTCTCCGGAGACGCTTCCAGAACTTTTGCATGTCCTCATAGCATAGACTTAAATTTTCTGTTATCACTTCTCCTGTCAGTGTGTCCCATGTCGCTCGATATGGGACATTTTCGTTATCATAGGTTAAGGTCAGGAACCAGGCGTTTTCATGGTATGGCAGCTCCATTTCCATTCGGTTCGCCCAGGATGCTGCATTTGCCATTTTGCAACCAGGACAGTGTCCGCATTGTAGTAGCTGAGCGTTTTTCTCTTTGAGCAGTTTTTTAACTCGCTGCTCGTTCCACTTTTGCTGTTTCGTGTTTGCATCGAACTCTAGATGTTCGCCTGTTTTTGTCAGGTATGCCTTTAGGCTGACCACTCTTTCTTCTTGGTTGATGACGGTTCTAACCAACGGTCTTGTACATGGCATAGATGTTTCATTCCTCCTTCCCCGAATGGGCCCCAATAACCTTCTTGATGTTATTGGGGCCCATTGACACAAAATTTAGATGCTGCTCGCTTCTCGTTATGGACAAATGTTGCTTCCCTGAGTGAGGCGGTAGCCGTAACTCATGCTCTTGTTTGGTATCCCAGTGCTTCTGCATATACGTCAATAGCGTCTCTTATGATCTCGCTGTCGATATATTTATCATATAGTGTGCATGTTCTGATGAACTCTAGTTCTTCGATCTGTTTTTGTGTCAGGTTGATGTTCATTCTTTTTGCTATTAGACTTCTCATGTTATGTCCTCCTACTTTAGGTGTACGATTCTTACACCCATATTATACACCTCCTTTGTGTGTGTGTCAACTACCATTTTCGCATTGCTTTTCCTAGACCGTAAAGGGCTGCTCCTGCTGCCCTTGTTTTTACGTTGTTTCCAGCGTCTGCGAGCTTTTTGCCTGTTTCTACGGTTATCGGTGTTGTCGTCTGTTT